TTTATGAATTCACTTGTGATTGTGGGCATAAAGCCGAAGTGTTTTTTGAAATGAATGATGAAAAGCGCATTATCTGCGAAAGTTGCAAAAAGAAGTTAATGCAACGCAAGTATTCACTTGGGGGAACTATCTTCAAGGGTGACGGATGGGGGGGAAGCAAGTGAGATTTGCATACGCCGATCCACCGTATTTGGGAATGGGCAAAAAGATGTACGGAAAACTGCATCCTGAAGCCCCTATGTGGGATGAGGTTGAAAATCAAAGAAATCTAATCAGGCAACTCATTGCAGAATATCCCGATGGTTGGGCAATGTCGTGTAACCCAAAGGATTTACAATTTTTGCTTATTGACCCAAACATTCGTGTATGTGCTTGGACAAAAACATTTCATCAAATACGCCAAACAACTATTCAATATGCCTGGGAAGCGGTATTGGTTTATGGCGGCAGAATTGATGGAAAGCGCAAGCCAATGGTAAGAGATTGGATTTCAGGCGTTATTGCGATGCGCAAAGGATTGCAAGGTGCTAAGCCAACTTATTTTAATCATTGGATTTTGGACCTGCTCAATGTGTACGAAGAAGATGATTTAGTGGATTTATTTCCTGGGTCATTATCAATGCAGGAACCTTGCGAAAGTCGGGGCATCAATTACATACCAGGGGGCAATGAATGAGACTAATTAACGCAGATTGCATTGAAGCAATGAAGGCAATGCCTGACAACTCGGTGGATTCAATTGTCACTGACCCGCCGTATGAGCTAGGGTTTATGGGCAAATCGTGGGATGCCAGCGGCATTGCATTTAACATTGAAGTATGGCAAGAGGCGTTGCGAGTGATTAAGCCTGGTGGCCACTTAATTGCTTTTTCAGGCTCTCGCACTTATCACCGCATGGCCGTTGCCATTGAGGATGCAGGCTTTCAAATACGCGATCAGATTATGTGGGTGTATGGGTCAGGCTTTCCTAAGTCGCACAACATCAGCAAAGGGATTGATAAAACCAATGGGGAACCTAATAGGCTTCTCAAATTTACAACTTGGATGCGAACCACGGGTTTGAAAGCAAAAGATATAGACACAGTTTTGCGTTCCAACAAGTTAATTTCACAAACTAGCAATATGGCAGTTCATTTTTTTAATGATGGACAACCTCAAATTGCAACGGCTGAAATGTGGAAAGTGATTCGCCCACTTATTGCCGATGTTCCTGAATGGGTTGATGAACTTGTTAATCGTATTGAGGCAGAGCGTGAGGTTATTGGCAAGGGCGTAGATTATGGGCATCAAGATGATAAAGAAATAGATCAAGAATATGGATTCAAAGCCGATTATAACATCACCGCCCCTGCCACCGCCGCCGCGCAGCAATGGGATGGTTGGGGCACTGCACTGAAACCCGCCCACGAACCAATTGTGCTTGCTCGCAAGCCGTTGGAAGGCACCATTGCAAACAATGTGCTGACCTTTGGCGTTGGCGGGTTGAACATTGACGGTACAAGGGTTGGAACTGGTAGCGGTGAAACAAAAACTGTTCAATATCCCGACATTCGCGGAAACAATTACAATAATGCAAGCGGCTCAGTGGAATACACAGTTACAGATCAGGGCCGCTTCCCCGCCAACTTCATTCACGATGGCAGTGATGAGGTAGTGGCGTTGTTTCCTGATACGAAATCGGGCGGTAAGCAAACAACTGATTTTGCAAACGAAGATGGATTGTTTGGCTTTGGTGGGCAACCTCAAAATGCAACTGAGCCATCATCAGGCAGCGCCGCCCGATTCTTTTACTGCGCGAAGGCAAGCAAGCGTGACAGAAATGAGGGGCTTGATGGGTTTCCAATAAAAGAAACACCATTTGGCGGTCATGGAAATAAAGAAGAAGATTTTATGTCAAAAGCATTAAGAAATGCGCCGCGTGCAAACCATCACCCAACGGTCAAACCAACATCATTGATGCAATACCTTGTAAAGTTAGTGACACCGCCAAACGGTGTTGTGCTTGACCCGTTCATGGGTTCAGGTTCAACTGGCAAGGCGTGTGCCTATGAAGGTTTTGAGTTCATTGGAATAGATCAATCGGCTGAGTATGTGACAATTGCACAAGCACGCATTGATTTTGCATTGGCAGATAAATCCGATGAGTTGCCATTATGAGTCAATTGTTACCAATCGCCTTGCGATTTTTAGCACAAGGCATTTCAGTAGTTCCAGTTGCCAATGATGGTTCCAAACGACCTGCATTTGCTTGGCAGCGGTTCCAACAAGAGTTGCCCATTGCAGATGAATTGCTTATGTGGTTCAAAGATGATGTTAATGGCATTGGTGTAATCACTGGCAAGGTATCAGGCAATTTAGAGATGCTTGAACTTGAAGGTCGCGCCGTAGCTCAAAAGATGCACCTTGACATTGCAGAGATTGCAAACAATTCAGGGCTTGGCGATTTGTGGAACACGCTTAACGCTGGTTATGTTGAAATCACACCTTCAGGTGGGCTTCATTGGCTTTACCGCGTATCCAATGGCCAGTTGCCAGGTAACACAAAGTTGGCACGCAAGCCTGGCGAAAACGGTGGAGTTGATGTGTGGGCAGAGACTCGATCTGAAGGCGGATTTACCATTACTGCACCTTCAGGTGGTGCAACCCACCCATCAGGGGGCAATTGGACACTGATAGGTGGTTCAATTGAAACCATCCCGACAATCACAATGGAACAGAGATCAGCACTGCACAACATCTTTGCAATGTTTGATGAGATGCCTAAAGCTGAAAGCCTGCAACAAGAAGTTGCCACTAAGCACGATGGCATCCTCACACCAGGCGATGATTACAATGCCCGCACCACTTGGGAAGAATTGCTTGTGCCTCTTGGCTGGAGCGTTGTCTATCGCAAAAATGAGGCAACAATTTGGCGCAGACCAGGCAAGGCCGAAGGCATTAGCGCCACTACCAACTTCAACGGCAACGATAAGTTCTATGTGTTTTCAACTAGCACCCAATTTGATGCTGAAACCTCATATTCCAAGTTTGCCTTTTACGCCACGCTCAAACACGGTGGAGATTTCAAGGCAGCAGCCAACGATCTACGAAATCAAGGCTACGGGGCGCAGGGGCTGAATTCTTTTGATTTAAGCAATAATCTGATGCCAGCAAATGCCCTACAGACCCCGCCACAAGCCACACAAGGCGATTTGGCAGAGGATGAGTCCAGTTGGAAGCCAATCCAACTAAAAGATTACTATGACGGCTTATTTGCCGCCCCAATTGCAACAATCCTCAAGCGTTCAGATGGTCACGGCCTTATCTACACTGGTCGAGTCCACTCAATTTATGGTGAATCCGAATCAGGTAAATCCTGGGTTGCTCAGATTGCCACCGCTGAATGTTTGAAGGCTGACAAAAAGGTTATCTACATTGACTTTGAATCAGATGCCATTGACATTGTGAACCGACTGAAAGCACTTGGTGTTAGCCGAGCCAACCTACTTCAATACTTCACCTACATCCGCCCTGACGGTCCACGCGATGCCGATGATCCGTATTGGCAGGCCATTCTTGAATCAGGCAGTGCCGAGTTGATCATCATTGATGGTGTCACCGAATCCCTGACAATGTGGGGTGGTGAAACCAAAGATAACGATGCCATCACCCGCTGGATGCGCATATTTCCAAGAACAGTGGCCACCGCCAGTGGCGCTGCCGTTGTGCTTATTGACCACATCACCAAAAATGCCGAAACACGCGGGCGGTTTGCCATTGGCGGCCAGGCAAAGTTGGCAACCATTGACGGTGCTGCCTACCTTGTTGAGCCATTAGAGGCACTCGCTCCAGGGCGCACTGGAACGCTGACAATGAGAGTTACCAAAGATCGCCCAGGTTTTATTCGTAAGATTGCGGGTATGTGGCGCAAATCAGACCGAACTCAAGAGGCTGCCATTTTCACCATTGACTCGACTAGGGCGCAGATGGAGTATGTGATTGGGGTTCCAATGCCTGAAGATGAATTTGAGGCCAACAAGGAATTTAAGAAGCTGAAAGAGATTGCCGAGTTCATTCACAACCATCCAGGGGCAAATCGCAGGGCAATTCAGGATGGTGTCAGCGGCACAAAGGATGCCATTGGTGATGGAATTACAAAGTTATCCACAGGCGGCTGGATTGAGAATAAGGGCAATGACAGGTCATTTGTCCTATATATCACCGATGCTGGCAAGGAACATTTTGATTTTGTGGATGCCCAAATCACACATTTGGTGGTGAACTGAGGTGTTCCACCTGTTCCTTTTGTGTTCCTTTTTAAAAAGAGGAACACAGGCAGAAATGAGCGTGATCGGTGTTCTTCCTGTTCCGTATCTATATAGATACGGAACAGGGAACACCATCATTATCGGGGGTGGAACGACTATATGAGCGAGTTAGATTTCAAACCAATCAACTGCCGAAAGTGTGGGAATTTGGTGTGGGCAGGGGTGTCAGCAACTAGCCGTTGCGATGTCAAACTTGATACAGACCGACTCAACATTGTTAAGGAAATTGAAAAGTTATCCACAGGCATTGGAACCTATCAAATCCACCGAACCAGCCAATCTTTTGAAGCTACCCGTAGGACAACAACCCGAATGGGTGCCAAAGAGCCAATCGTTCTTGCCACCCACACCTGCAGGTCAATGACCATCTTCGTATCAGAGCCACCCGAATACTTCCCACGACCACAAACCACAACAACCAGTGAGGTGCCATTTTGAACTGCAACATTTGCCAACGCCCAACAGATGCAACCACCTGCCGTGGATGCCGTAAGGCAATCATTGGGTGGCTGATGGCTATTCCATTCTTGCGCCGTGAGGCTGAAGATTTCGTTGCCCCTGGCAGATCAGGCAGTGGCACTGTCAGCGCCGAGCGCTCAATCGGTGTCAATGTCAATGCGCTGGATTATTCAATGGCCAACGAGTTGCTAGGCATCTTGCATAGTTGGGAGTCTGAGATTAGGGCGAGTCGGCAGTTGACACCGCCTGCGCTACTGAAGAAGGAATCAAGCATTGACCAAGAAGTTCAGGTTGCCTGCGACTTTCAACTTGCTCACCTTGATTGGACACTGGGCCAAGATTGGGCATCAGATTTCTATGTTGAGATTAAAGAGCAACACGCAAAGGGAATGGCTGCTGCTAAGCAATTCGTTGAGCAACCCCGCCGAATCCCCTGCCCAACAGATGATTGTGGCAAGTATGTAGTTATTGATGCTGAAAACCTTATGCAAGATGTGACTTGCTTTGGGTGCAAGCAATCGTGGACCGTATTGCGATTGGTAGCTTTGGCAATGTCGAACCCCAACCGTAAGTTCTTCTTGGATGCAGAGGCAATTGCATTGTGGCTTGGCATCACCCAACGCCAGGTACATAAGATAATCAAAGCCAACAACATTGAACGCCGTGGCAGTTTGTATGACTTGGCAGCAGTCATTGCCAACAGATAAAACTTGACAGAAAAGTTCTAATTGCTTTGCTACACTTTCGTTAACAGGTATTGCCATCCACTTAATCAGCCCAGCCAATCGGTTTGGGCTTTATTCATTTATGGAGTAAGGGTATGGATACCGAGACAATTCAAGAAATAGATGAGGCCTTAGCACACGCCGTAGATACTCGCTCCAAAACAATTGATTCAAAAAAACACATCGTTGATAAGTTCATTG